AAACACGAGGGTCGGTTAATATTTCCTTAACTGACTCCATCTCACCTGCTTGCTTGCGGCAGCAGGGACAAGAAGGCGACTTTGCGAGCCACTTCACACTACATGTAAGATGAAAGGTGTGGCCGCACGAAAGTACAGTCTTACCTGTTGAAGCGCTCACATCATTCAGGCAAATAGGGCACTCCATATTCGAAGATGATAGGTTTTAAAGGACCAGTCCTCTCAAATTTAAAAAAAATCAGTTACTCTTGATATGTGACCTATTCGGTATTATCTATTATATACAGATATTATTTAGTTTTAATACTATTAATAATATTTGTAGTAGACTTCCCTTCTATGTAATTAAAAATTTTAACATCACTGCAGAATTCTCTTCCAATTAAAGTATCTGCCTGATAATCACCACCCTTAACAAGGATTTTTGGTTTAATTGCTTTATATAATTCATATGGCGAATCTTCATTAAAAACAACAATCATATCAATTGACTCTATCTCATTTAAGAGTGCAATTCTAGCCTGTAAATTATTAATTGGGCGTCCAGGACCCTTGAGGCGCTGAATTGATTCGTCACTATTTAATGCAACTACTACAGTTCCATTTATTGGAGTTATTGATCTACAGTATTTAAATAGTGCAATATGTCCTTCATGAACTATATCAAAGCACCCGTTTGTAATAACGATCGGAGAATTGATTTTAGATAATTCCCTAACTAAAACTACTTTGCTCTTACGTATAGATTTATATGCATTAAGAATATCTGAAACCTGTACTGTATACGTACCTGAGAATTTTACAGAGTGCGTTCCTATCCATGTTGCTAATTTAAGTAATGTATAGTTATCAATATATTTATAGTAGTATGCAAACATACAAAGAACTACATCTCCAGCTCCAGTAACATCGCATACTTCTATAGGTAATGTTTTTGCATCATATAATATTCCATCATCAGATAGTAGGGATAATCCTTTTTCTGAAAGCGTTATAAGTGTATTTTTACACTGAACACTACTTTTGATTATTTCATGAATTTCTAATAATTTTTCATAGGAGTAATCTATATTAAAAATATCCTTCATTTCTTTTATATTAGGCTTAAATACAGTACAGCCTATATACTTTCTATAATCAACTTTTGGATCCACAAATGTTGGAATCCCATGTTTATTTGCAGATGCAATTGCGTGAGAGGTAATATCCTTTACCAGGAAACCCTTATTATAGTCAGATAGTATAATTACATCAATATTATTATCTTTTAGTATTAAGTCAATATAGTTTTTAGTATCTTCTATATGCGATTGTAAAGGTGATAATTGCTTTTCAATATCATATCTAAATATAAGCTTTTTATTTGAAACACCTCTTGTTTTTACAGTAGTAACATATGAACTATCAGTATAGAATTTAGAAACTATTTCTGGCTTCTTTGAAATTATTTCCTCTATGTGTTTGCCGTAAATATCATCACCTATCATTGATATTATGTATAATTTGTTACAGCCAAGCTGTGCTAAATTCATAAGAACATTGCCACATCCCCCTAATGTTTTTCTTTCTATAGTCTGATGTAATACAGGAATTGGAGCTTCATTTGCGATTTTATTAATTGATCCATCAATAAGAATATCAAGCATAATATCTCCAATAACAATAATATTCTGTAAGGGCGTATTTAAACAACTATTCATATCTATTGGTATACTATGAAATATTATATAGATATTGACGGAACAATTTGTAAAACAGATACTACGTGTAAAAACACATTAGAAAAATACAATAATGCTGTACCAATCTATGAACGTATACATCATGTAAATAAATTATATGATGATGGTCATAGTATTACATATTGGACTGCACGAGGAGGCGAGTCTGGTCTTGACCTAGAGGAACTTACACGTAATCAACTTACACTATGGGGATGCAAATATCATATACTGCTACTTGGTAAACCGCCATATGATATTTATATTGATGATAAATCTCATAATGTAGATTTATTTTGGCCCTTAGTGTCAACAAATAGTCTTGTGAAAAAGGCTACAACCTCATGTGTGAAAAAGGGATGGGGGCATGAAACAATCATTATAAACAATGATTTGTATTGTGGTAAAATACTACACTTTAACACTGGCTCTAAATTTAGTATGCATTTTCATATGAAAAAACGGGAAACATGGTATGTATCATCAGGTGAATTTCTTTTTCGCTGGATTAATACAGCTAATGCAGATGTAATTGAAGAAACACTTTGTGTTGGAGATACAATTACAAATTTTGTAGGTGATCCGCACCAAATTATTTGTATTAAGGAGGGTGATATATTTGAAGTATCTACTACTCATTTTGATAGTGACAGTTATAGGGTAGGTAAGGGGGATTCACAGTGCATTTAACATTTAAAGGGTACATCATTTTTTATAGTATTATGGATAACTATGAAGTACTGCCAAATGGTGTAATTAAGCAGCTTGTAGTAAATAAAATAACATATGATTATAATTATTCTAATAAATATAATCACTATGGTGAAAAGGGGAATTATCTGAGTTATACACGATATGGGGTACTTTTAGGGGTATTACAGCGAGTTCCAACAAGTATTGTAGATGTAAGATATGGTAATGGTAGTTTTTTAAATGTATGCAAAGAAACTATCGCTAATGTATATGGATGTGATTTATCAGAATATCCAGTACCAGAAGGCTGTAAAAAAATTATGTTTAAAGATATATCCAATGTAGATGTTACATGCTTTTTTGATAGCCTTGAACATTTTGAAGATATAACTCTTATTAAAGATCTAGACACAAAATATATATTTATATCTGTACCATGGTGTCACAATTTATCTCCAGAATGGTTTATAAACTGGTACCATCGCCGTGAAAATGAACATCTCTATCATTTTAATGATAGATCTCTTGTAAATTTCTTTAATGAATGTGGATATGATTGTCTTTATATGGGGTGTTTTGAAGATATAATTCGTAAAAATGCAGCGCTTGGAGAATTACCAAATATTCTTTCTGCAGTCTTTCGTAAAAGATAATTACCACCATGTAACGGCTAGTACTCTCCCCATGGATAAGGCCACAGAGCGGCCTTATGTCATTGGAGTTACTTTACCTTCTCGTTCTCGTTCTAGCCATCAGAGCCATGTACTTAACTTCAGTACTAGCCGTTACCGAAAAATTTGAACTCCTTTTTTAAGTAGAAATCCGTACAATGCCTTACAATATACACTACGAGCTCGAGTTTGAGCCAGATGACGGAGACGATATTCTATGGAATGAAAAAGAAGTTCTACGATGTCTGCCTGGATACAACTGCCTCTTTATTCCCATCTACAGTCATCCTAAGTTTCGTGTGATTCTTATGACAGACACCAAGCACGACATTCAAGAGATCTTTAATGTCATATTCGATATCTTTATTGTTGACTTCAAGTATAAAATATCATGCCAAAATGATTGGAAGCCCTATATGTACTGCGATACATCTGATAGCGTGCGTCCAAAACTAGAGTGTATAAATGCGGGTGTAAACTAAGATAGATGATAGTACAAATATTTTTATTTATTTGTATTTGTTTTTTAATAGCGGTGTGTTTCTATAAACAACATCGTAGTACAATCGAGTTACTTCAAGTTGAATACGCAGGCTCTCAGGATACTCTAAAGGATCTCGCACAAGAACGCCAGCCGCTAATTATACGCGGGACTCCTATTCCAACAAGTATAACGATTGATAAACTTTCCAAGATAAACAGGCTTGATGGATTTCCTCTAGCCGATTCTAAGGCTGTTCTCATGAATTACAGAACTACGCCAGATAAGACTCTTCCCGAATATCAACAGAGTGGCCTTCCACTTCTTACTTCCGAGCAGTCTATGAAACTTGCAAAAGAACTTGCTCTTGATACTTGGGTGAACCATACACTTCAAGATATGATAAATGATATGGCTGGTATCTTTACAGTGGCGCATCGAAATACGATAAAGGTTATACTTGGTGGAAAGGGTATGGAGCGGGCACTATCAATCTATACGATAATCATGCCAGTAGAGGGGAAATATGTACTCTCAATTGTAAACAAGAAATCCGAGACCTTCCTCCCCAGTAATTGGAGGCACCGCTATGCTCGCACGCTTACTATAAATGATTCGCCAATGGTTGGGGAAATTCAATACATTGATGTAATTCTAAGACCTGGAACACTCATTTGTATTCCCTCTCACTGTATATATAATTTGGAGCCTGATAATTCTGCTGAATTTCACTCGAGCCTTCTAATTGAAGTGGATTCCCCAATTTCTAATTTCACGAAATTCCTAGAAGATCTTTAAGACGGCTCTCCCTCTATTAAATTTGAGTCTAACAAGCAGGATGAAATTTATAATGAATATTAAATTCGAGGCAGTAGAAGTCTCTGAATCTGAATCTGATTTGGATGAGGACCTTCTAGATGAATTCAGATCCTCGATTGAAGATATGCAACCGGTTATTAATGGTATTGAAAGCCGAATTGAGGATATACAAAAAAAGCTAGAGGGATATGAGGATGACCTTCTGAATAAGATGGTAAAGCCTGTATCTCCAGAATTCAAGGCCTTCTGGGCTGCTAAATTCTTTCCTCCTGCTGTACCCTTTCAGACAGTCTTTCTAACCATTCTATCAATGGCTGAAAGTCTCGATCTGAAGACGAGGTCTGTGCGGTTTAATAAGAGTGATGCTGATCGGTTTGCAAAGGGTATTCGTAGTCACAGTATCTTTACGCTAATACCTATTATTATTGCTGGGACGGATCTTCTTGCCTAATATACCGGTACTCACATGGCATGGTATCTAGTTCCTCCTCCCAGGCCACAAGAAGGTTCGCTCCAGCTGGAAGAGCTGAAAGACGCTCAACAACCGCATCATACATCATGAGATGCCAGCGATCCATTACAAGAGGCTTTGCAATCATGTAGGCCTCTTGAAGACTGAGATTTGGGAGCTCCTGATTCAGAATACCACTTGTGTAGCTACTAAGAGTGTACTGGACCATTTTTATTTGGCGATGATGCAACGAAACCTTTAATTTTTGCTTGACCGCGTGGCTCCTCTAAGAAAATTCTAAGAGAGATATCCTAAAATAATATATAAAGTTATGTATGCTATAGCAAGAGGAAAGACTACTGGAATAGTTAATACATGGGATGAATGTAAAGTTCAAATTGATGGATATAAGGGTGCTATATTTAAAAAGTTTGATACCAAAGAGGATGCTGAGAAGTTTATAGCGGATAATGTTATACCCCCTACAAAAAACTTAATTGCCTATTATGATCGCCAAAAAGATTCATGGGATGATGATGAAATCGAGCAACTTAAAACAAATTATCAAATAAATGAAAAAACTATATGTGAACTAGGTCTTATTCATCGCAGAACTCCAGGTAGTATCTCATACAAATTAAAGGCTCTTGAACTTATTAATCATAATACTCAGGCTAGAGGCTATCATGATTATAAGAATAGTGAGTTGTATAAAGAAATTGTAGAAAACGGTAAGGTAGCTGAAATTGAACGCAAAATAAAACGGGAAGCTAAACTAAAAACTAAGATGGAGAAAAAAACTAAAAATGCATTTAATGTACTAATGTCTACCGAATCAAATCCACCCTCTCCTCCGCCAGAAGAAACTTCCTCCGCGCTCAACCAATGCACTGCCGAACAGCGAGAAGCAATTGACGCGGTCCTCGCCGGCCAAACAATCTTCCTCACAGGCCCAGGCGGCACCGGCAAATCCTTTCTCCTTAAAGTCCTCTATGAGGAGTTTAATAAGACAGGTAAGAAAATGGCTGTGACTGCCATGACAGGGTGTGCCGCACTTCTCCTCGGCCCCCATGCAAAAACCCTCCATTCCTGGGCCGGTGTTGGTCTCGGACGCGACTCTGCCGATACGATTATCTCAGCTATTTCAAAAAATGGCAAAAAGAAGAAGAATTGGCGAGCCGACTGTCTTATTATTGATGAAGTCTCTATGATGACGCCAGATCTCCTAGAGCTACTTGATAAGGTGGGGCGGGCAGTCAGAAAGAGACGTACTGAACTTATGGGCGGACTTCAGATTGTCTTCGTTGGTGACTTCTACCAGCTTCCTCCTGTCGCCGACACGGCCAAGTTTGCCTTCCAGTGTCAGCTGTGGAATGACCTTGTAAAAAAAACGGTGTATCTTAAGACAATCCACAGACAGCGTGATCCAGTCTTTCAGAAGATTCTCCTAGAGGCACGAGAGGGTGAGCTTTCAGAGGAATCCTATCAGACTCTTCTGAGTCGAAAGGGTCTTCGCCTAAAGGGCCTTCAGATTCGACCCACTCTCCTCTTCACTCGTAATGCAGATGTGAATGCGATTAATATGAAAGAACTCGCAAAGTTGGAAGGCGAAGAACAGGTCTATCGAGTTACGACCGTTTCCCAATATACCTTTGATGAAGATTGTGGAAAATCGGCAAAGGATCTTATACATTCATCAAAGGATATTCCTGATGAGACCGACTACAGGCTCCAAAAACTCGATAAGGATGCTTCTTATGTGACCGAACTTAGACTAAAGATTGGCGCGCAGGTGATGTATATCAAAAATCACAGAGATACTGAGCTTGGACTTGTAAATGGAAGTCGCGGGGTTGTTACAGGTCTTAGATCTGACGGGGTTATGGTAAAGTTCCTATCAATGGGTCATGATTACTTTGTAAAAAAGCATATCTGGCAATCAGATGACCCAGTCTTTCGCCAGCAGATTCCCCTTCGTCTGGCCTATGCTCTAACGATTCACAAGGCCCAGGGAGCCTCGCTCGACTCTGCCATGGTAGATATTGGACCGGCGACCTTCGAATACGGACAGGCGTATGTTGCCCTATCGCGTGTTCGCAGCCTCGAGGCACTCTATGTCTATGATATTGATAAGGATGCCTTCAAGGTCCATCCTGCTGTGAAGGAGTATTATAAAGGAATTCAACTGTCTGCCACTTCTCAAACTCCGCAACATCAGTCAACTCCACTTGAAGATAGAACGGATTCCCCTTGTTCTTGACCTCGACGAACCACTGCCAAAAAGCATCAGAGGAGGACCGTGCGATATTATTCATGTGTGTCGGCACATAAATCTCTCGTCCCTGGCGCCTAATTGTAAAGGCACCCCAGGCAGGCCCAGAGTCGCACATGATTTGAAGCAATAAATAACTCATATATTCTCAATTTTTTCTAGTCCGTGTAAATTTTAAGAGTACAGGTCCGAAGAATTCATAACCGAAATGAATGTAACCTCTCTGATTGGAATAAGCTATGGAATGACCTTTCTAGCCTATATACCATTTACTCTTATCTTTCTTGTCACACAATGGTATGGTGTCAAACTGTATGTTCTTACAGATCCAGAGGACTGTAAGCGTATTCAGAAGCGTGTAAGTAGCTGGGCCACGCACACAACAGATAATGATAAGGGCTATGGCTATTCAATCGGTTACTGGTACTTTGTAAATATTCAAATTACAGATAATGATTATGGTGATAAATATTCCGTCTGGATGATTGCAACGGAGGCATCGTATAGATCTCTTCTAAATGGCAAGACAGATGGGGAAAATAAGGGAACAAGCCTTCTTATACCAAATGCATTTGATAAAACCGATATTATTATTCATGAGCGCGTCGGTAGTCTAACAAATCCATGGTTCAAACATCGCACGATTAAAATCAATACAATGGAACCGCGCCCAGCTCAGGCCGTCATTATAGAGAAAATCAAGGAATGGCACGCAGTCAACGGACATACTGTAGTGTATCTTCACGGCCCCCCTGGAACTGGCAAATCAGTCATAGGTATTCTGCTGGCGAACGTGTATAAATGTGCCTATTGTAATACACTAAAGCCGTGGCAACCTGGTGATAACTTTGGGAGTCTCTATGCAGATGCCGATCCAACTCCTCAGTCGCCCCTAGTTGTTGTCTTTGATGAGTTTGACGGGCCTCTCCAGCAAATTCACGCCGGTATTTCTCCCCACCCCAAGGTGCTAATTCAAATTGCGAACAAGACTGGCTGGAATCAACTCCTGGATGAAATCCACATTGGAATCTACCCAAATGTAATCCTTGTTCTAACATCCAATAAATCACCAGAGTTTATTAACAGTTTGGATCCCTCCTATATCCGCGAAGGCCGAGTTGATCTGACTTTTGAACTCTAAAAGGTTTATCGACTCTTATATGCGCGGCGAGCTAAATTTGTCGTCTTTTTTGCATAATATGGTATTTAGTTTCTTTCTCAACCCAGAGTACGAATCCCGGATGTCTCCCGATAACACTGTTACTGATAAGCCCCCTATGACGGTAACTATGTCACAAAATACAAAGTCCCCTATTCTAGCCTCTTCAGGCCGCCCCTCCAGAAAGAGCTCGGCCGCGAACAAGGAGGAGGCTGCTCTGCCTCCTATGACACTCGATGCACCTGTAGAACCCGCGAAGCCTGTCGAGCCCATGCTAGATTCAAATGAGGATCGCTTTGTAATATTCCCAATCAAGTATCCTGATATCTGGTCCAAGTATAAGCAGCACATGGCTGTGTTTTGGACCCCAGAGGAGATTGACCTATCAAAGGATATGGGGCACTGGGAGAAGCTTACCGATAATGAGCGCCACTTTATTAAGAACATTCTCGGATTCTTTGCCGGCTCCGATGGCATTGTGATGGAGAATCTAGCTACGCGCTTCACTCGCGAGGTGCAGATTCCTGAGGCGCGCTTCTTCTATTCGTGCCAGAATCTTCTAGAGGCCGTACACTCAGAGACCTATTCTCTTCTGATTGACACCTATATCACTGATCCGAAGGAGAAGACGGATCTTCTTCGGGCCATCAAGACGATCCCCTGCGTCGAGAAGAAGGCCAAGTGGGCGCTAGACTGGATCGACAGCCCTGATGCCGACTTTGCCACGCGCCTCATCGGTTTCGCCTGTGTAGAGGGTATCTTCTTCTCAGGGGCCTTCTGCGCCATCTTCTGGCTGAAGCAGCGTGGACTCATGCCTGGCCTGACGCTCTCAAATGAGTTTATTGCTCGTGACGAGGGTATTCACACGGATTTCGCTTGTCTTCTCTATTCTAAGCTTGTAACTAAGCTCACAAAACAGAAGGCGCACAAGATTATTCGCGAGGCCGTGAAGATCGAGAAGCAGTTTATCACAAAGTCTCTCCCCTGCGAGCTAATCGGTATGAATGCCGAGCTCATGAAGCAGTACATTGAGTTCGTGGCGGACCGCCTTTCACTCCAGCTCGGCTACCCCAAGATCTACTCGGCCACGAATCCCTTCGACTTTATGGAGCGTATTTCCCTAGAGAACAAGGATAACTTCTTCGAGAAGCGCGTCTCAACCTATGCCAAGGCCGCCGTTGGAAAGAAGCGCGAGGAGATGGCCTTCGCTACAGATTCAGCATTTTAGAGAAGTTGGCGTCGCTCTTCCATTTACCGCCATGTACTTAATTTAAGTACATGACTCTGATGGCTAGAACGAGAAGCTAAAGTAACTCCAATGACATAAGGCCACCTTGTGGCCTTATCCATGGGGAGTACTTAACTTCAGTACTAGCCGTTATAAATATTTAGGGAATTCTATTTAACCCGATAGATAATGCATGTAGATGTATTCGACCAAGTCATACAGACATTCACACCCTCCTCTATTTTTTCAAGGCGAGATCCAACTCTCAAAGGTAGTTCACGGGAGCAAATTAGAACACAGCCCTTCTTGCACTCTGCCTCGAGTTTTACATATATATCATTCTGAATTCCTTCATCATAACAGAGATTTGATATGAAAATCCAGCAGGCGTCTCCGTAATTTATCGCGGCATCCAAAAAACTCCCCTGTGTAATTTGAATTCTTGGCGTAATTTGTCTAGCCTTCCCTAACCTTTCAATTGCGTGGTGGGCCTGGCGAACCCGATCGGGCACAATTTCAATTCCGCGTGCCCTAATTTCACCGTGAAGAATTGCCATACCCAAGACAAGCCGACCAATTCCACATCCAAGATCATAAAAGGTCCTCTGATCTTCTGGAAAATTCATAATTGGGGCGTGCTGAGAGAATTTCTCAGAGAGTACCTTCATCCCCTGTTCCGCAACCTCGCCATAGGTTGTCTTATACTCTGTAAGGCCAAGAGTTGATGCATTAAATCCACTGAGACCCTGGTAGATTTCTAAAAGATCATGGAGCCCCCTACGCCCATGAACTCGAGCTGTCTTGGCTGCACGCCTAAGCGGTCTTGCAGATCGCGTCGTGCGCACACGGACCTGTTTTGTAGCGCTTATCATTACAGATAGGTTGTATATTTTTTTAATAAGCTCCAACGCACAAAAATTGAGATTCCTAGCGACACTCTATATAAATAAGAATGCCTACAGTTCTAGCCGGATATGAAAGAGTTATGATTAATGGCATACCAGTTTGGAAGAACAAGTCAAATGAGTATTATGCATACGAACCTGATGTAGCTACGAACCCGATTTGTATTGGTTCCCAGTCAACCGGTATCATGGTTGACTGGGAAAAATATTATCTCGTCCGTCTAAATGAATACAGAGAGAACCTCGCTTCTCGTGTTCGCGCGGGAAACAAAAAATGATGCCGACCGCACCCTAGCCCCATACTAGGCATGGCAACACCAGATGACATTAAGCAATATGGAAAGGCGATAAAACGCCCTATTAAGGTTGATAAAGCGGTCATTGCATATTTACAAGAAAAGTTCTGTATGAGCCCGCTAGCCGATCCAGAACTAAAGGTTGGTTATGCAATGACATCCTTTATTTGGTATAATATCGCGAAAAAGGTCGTCGAATCCGCGATATCAGTCTATGAATGCAGCCCAGAGCAGGCCGAAGCCCTGCGATCAGTCTATCTCCGTCCTGGCGATTACATGGTCGACTAGACTAGTTAAAAAACATTTTTACCTTATCGCGTACAGGAGCTCTACATACAAAGCAGGGCCCCATCTGTCTCTGAGAGCATGACTGGCAATATGTGTGTCCGCAAGGACTCATGCAGTATACTATTGGCTCTTCAATACAGATGATGCAAACTGGCTCATTCTCATTTGATTGAACGCTGCGAATCATGAGTACAATGTCGCGTAGAGTTATAAACTTACGATAGGCCTCTATAAAGGCTATATAGGTATCCTTGATCTGATTCTTCTCAAAGACGGAGCCGAGATATTCCTCGCTGGCCTGAAGAAGCGGAAAGAATTGTTCGGTCGGGTCAAGATCAAACAGTGCCCCTATTTTTCCTTGAAACTTATCGAAGATTTCCATCTTTGATCTGAGAATACTCTCCTGCTTGAGAGCCTCTTCGCCAGCCTCACGGTATTGATCGAATATTGTTGATACGGATGCAAGGAAATCGACCATCGGATTTTCGCCCTTACGAACTGAAAGAAGAAGGGCATTAATCTCAGAAATATAATCATTGCCTGATACATCCAGAACTAAATCACGAATTGTAGGATGATCCGCCCTCAGAGAGAGATTTCCGAACTTTCTCAGAATGATTTCGCCCTTTCCAAGAGTCGGATGTGAAGTTATAGAGAGCTGTAGAAAATCAAGGAGTTCACTGTTCTTTTGATTTAAAAAGGACCGAAGGCGCTTCTTCCAACCGGTGGGAGTTTGAATTGCTGCTGCTACCTTCTGTTTAATTTCATCGGCATGCTTTAATACAATCCCGTTCATTGCCGTAGTGTAAGGAGTAGTTGATCCGGCACCCCCTATATCAAAAACGGCAGCGGTCGGTCGCTGATCCTCTGCGTCCTCGAACTCAACTGGCGCGTAGCCTGAAAATATTGCTTGTTGATTATATGCCATTCCTATTTTTATTGTAAGTTCTTGAATTCTCTTTGAAACCGCAATGGGTTTAAATCTTATCAACATCAAGATCCGAGTCAGACTCGGGCTCCTTCGCAGTGTCCTCGTCGCGATCGAACTCAAATCCTGCTACAGTATCCTCTATTGTATTCACTGCAGCACCCTTCATAATATTTAGGCGGGCTGCATCAAGTGTTTCGAGCTGCATAAAAAGCTTAGGATTAACACCCTCATCCTTCTTGAGCCGTGTAAGAGACTCATAGGGATACTTTGCAAGAATATCCCCGTTTAGGTCCTCTGTAGTCTTCGTGGAACCGAGCTCAAATTCGCGGAGACTCACAACAACAATATCGCCAACATCTACAAAGACCCGCCCACGCATCTTACCACAAATATGGCAGATACGAATCTTGTTGTCATTGCAATAACAGAGAATGTTTCGATTTCCTAGCATTTTAATGGCACGAGCGATCTGTTGCCCCTCCTGTAGATCAATCGTAAACGCGCTCAGATCGACATCACCTTCCTTGGCCTTCCGCTTGAATTGTTTACCACCCTTGAGATTCTTAGGCATTCTTATATGGAACTCAGTAAAAAATGTTTAGGTAAGGGCATTGTTATCATCGTTCTCGTTTTCATCCCCTCCAGACTGTAATGAGCGTGTTACATTAACACTATCAGGAGTATCATAATCACCCTCAAGAATCTTGCCTGTAACCGTTCCGCCATAACCTGTTAGCTGACCCCCTCTCTGCTTACGCGTCTTACGCATCTTACGCATCTTACGCGCCTTCCGCGTCTTCTTGCGAATAATCTTTTTAAGATTTGACGACTTTAATGTTTTCCATCTAGCCTCTAGCATCCTATTTAGTCTTAATCTTTTTAGAGTTCAGTACAGACCATCTAGCCTTACAGTGGTCCTGTGTTCTCCGCTCCATTCTAATCGCTACCTGTTTCCAATCATCTGGAAACTGCTGAATTAAGTCCTTTAGCTGCTGGTCCTCAGGCTTGGTCCAAGGAATTGACACAAGAACTAACTTCTTCCCAACTGACTTTAAGAATTCCACAAGACGCTTCTTATTCTCAGTATAGTCTCTCTCATCAAGCCGCCCCTTCTCTTGACATGCCATTGGCACAATCTTGTTTGCAATCAACATTGAACTAAAGGCCCTCTCAGAATCCGAAACAAAGATAAGCCTGCTCTCATCGTCGGAAATATCATAGATAATAGGCTCCTCCTGGAGCACTCCCTCGGTAGATCTAAAATTCCTCAGCTCACCCTTCTTACAGTTGGCAGGGGAGTGTCCGTAGACCGAACACAGATTACAGTAGAGACTCTTGGCAAGAATACAATAATTCCCGCCATGAGGCTTCGCATTCTTGCCTAGGATACTAATACAGGTATCACACATAACAGAGATCTTATGCAGTCACTGCCCTCCTCAAATTTTTTATCATATTTAGTCTTTACTGCACGGTTACTGAACTTCCCACTCGAAATCCGTACTTGTTGGCCTCCCCTGCAGTCATCTCAATTGCATACTTCACTAAATAAATAGACGGATAAGAGATACAGTCATCTCTTGAAACACAGGGCGGGGTATTATAGGTAATATTTACGATTGTCATATTTTCATCCAGCCACACAATGTCAAGTGGAAATTTCATGTCTGGCATCCACATGGTTTGATATGACAGAGTATCAAAGATAAATAAGAGACCTGTCCCTGATGGAAGGCCAGGATTACCAGATAAACCCTTCTGACGAGCAGAGAATGATACAACTACACTTACCTTAAATGCTTTCCGGTCTCCAACATTTAGTGTATATATATCACCATCTTTTACACTCATAACTATTAGATGGCGTGTTTTGATTTAAGCGGACTTGCACCACTTAGCCAAGGCACTAGACAAAAATATATAAATGCGTGGAATGTTTATGATAAAGTTCAGGCATACGATATAGCTGTAAGCACTCTACGCAGTCAAGGAGATCGTTCAAAGACATATTGGCAGTTCGCAACAGCACAAGAGCATGAGAATTGGCGTATAGGGCTCTCTCTTCATGTTAAAAGATATCCAAATCAGAATTGGAATCCACCACAGAAAAACTAGCATTAAATTAGAAAATGGCATCATCGAGTTCATCATGTAGAGTTGATGTGTCTGAATCCTTTATTTTCGAATCGCCCGCCTTTCAGAATTCATGTAATATGGTCTACCAGTACAAGAAAAATATTGATATTGCGAATAGGGCTACGACGACTGGAAAGACCTACAAATTCAAGACTGATTTTGAGCGGATGCAGTATCTTCTTGGATTATACGGACAGACTTCTACAGGGAATGCCTAAGCATATTTGTCAACCAATAAGCATATTTGTCGGGCGTTAAACTTGAGATACGAGTTCTGCCATTTGAGTTTTATATTGCTTATACCATATGCAATTTAGAACGCAACGAATCGTACATGGTACAATAATAAATATAAATATTGAAAATGCAAAGCTTACTCCACATGAAAGTAAGATAAATCCATTGATTGGGCCACACTTAGTATTGCCGTCACAGATAACACCAAAGGCAATACAGAATATTGTCACAACAACTAAGACAGGAGAAAGAATCCATAAAATTGGATATTCGTGCGAACATCGGTATAGGTCTACTGCATCGGTATTCATACACTTCTGCATGGTTATTTTAACCAACTAGGTTAATCTTATCAAATTTTGTTGGCGATCATGGTCTAAACATAAGAGGCTTATACCGTATAGAGTATGCCAGGTTCAACAGATATTAATTTCGCGAAGCAGTTAACGCTCAAATCGCAGACAGAGGTCGATCCTCCTGTGCCCGCTGCCCCGATGACGGACCAACAGGAACTACAGAGTCTCAAGGAAATCATCATTTCATGGCGTCAAATTGAGAGCGAGGTCGCTGAGTTAAATTCCCAGATGCGCGAAAAGAAAAAGAGACAGAAGACTCTCGAGGAAATGATTCTTCGTATTATGAAAAAGCATAACATCGGTGCGCTAGATCTTAAGGGATCAGGTGGTCGTCTTCTCTATCGTCGCCAGACTACAAAGGGTACTCTTAATGTCAAGACAATTACTGAGCTTCTAACTCAGCATATGAAATCGGAGACCGCTGCGGCTGAAGCCATGGAGTTTATCAACAAGAATCGCGGGGCGAAGGTAAAGGAAAGTATCCTCTATGAAAATTAATAGATAACACTTATTAGAAAATGCCAAGTGTTCTTAATGCCGCTGTAAAGGCCGGTGTCGAGGGATTTCTAGATTCGGGTAATGCCGAGCACCGCCGCCGCGCCTATGTTGATTTCACAACAATGCTTCTTGTTTTTATCCTTACGCTAGTGATCCTAGGATTCGTTGGAAAGTTCCTCTGGAATGGTGTAATCGTGGATCTTTTCACTTTTGCGAAGCCTGCCCGGTCAGTTTGGCAGATTTTGGGACTGATGATTTTCGCTGCTTTGGTGCTTCCTTAGCGGGCAACTCTCCACTAGCCTCCTTAGCCTTCTTTTTCGCCCACCAGTCCTTCCAGAATTCGGGAGTACCATACATTGGCTTTGGCGGAGTAGCGGCAATAGTTGCTTCTGCTACAGCTGCTTCTTCAGCAACACTTTTATCAATCTTGCGGCATGCCTGTATTTCCCATGGAGGTACTGTCAGGCCCCTATTAGAATACCATTCTCGAACAAGCTCTTCAACCTCTTCGCCGAGAGTAGCTGGAATAACAAGTTTCAGATTTGTATTATTTGATCGAATCGGTTTCACCTCAGGCAATGGAGTCCATTCTATTTTAGAAATGACTCCATTCTCATCTTTATGGTCTAGAAATGGCATTCTGATTGATATCGTCTTCTGGTCTAGTGCATCTTCAAATTTAAAAAATATTTGCCGTTACCGGTCATTAGTTATTCCAGGAAATCGTATAGCCAATATCCTGATCTGAAAACCACTTTAGTGCAGCATAGAATCTGTTATGCTTCTCCTCATTCCAGTATTCAGAACAGCTTTCAAAATTGCTATCCTCTACAATATCAAACCATTCAGGGTATTTATCAATGAAGTTGGTAACACTCGTGCTCGTGTCATCCGTTATAAGATCTGTGTAGATTCTGAAGACTTTTCCCTTCATGTTAATAAATTCCCGATGCTCTTCTGGGACAACTGGCGGCATATCATACACCTTCTGAAAATTCCTATAATAGAAGTGCTTTCCAGTATCCTCGCATATGCCAAGAAAGCAATTAATATAAATATGAAATCCCATATTGTTATTTCAAAAATAACAATTTTAATATTCAAATTTATTTAACTTCTTGTTCTATCAATTAAGGCAATCTACTTAAAATAAGTACATGGCGGTAAAAGTGAAATTATTTAGTCATAGTACTTTTGTATTTGTTTATTAATTTCCCAGTGGTAGCCCCATCGCCCTAGAACAATAGCGCGTGATTTTGATCCTGCAAATATAAATCTAAATATAGAAGATAGCATTGTTATTTAACAAATAACAATACTAATATTCAAATTTTTTATCAGATGTCTTCATTTGCATGGCGGTAGATTAGTAATAGCCCTTATAGCTCCCCAGGTTTAGAAGTGAAGCAGGTTCAAGACCATTTACCATCCGGGGTCCATCTTCACCAGCAATTGTTACAGGGCCCTTGAGGCAAACTGTCATTAAAATATCAGTTACATCAGCAAGAACTCCTGAAAGTAGGCTTCTGGCCTGCTTGTTTTCATCCGCCCCTAGATTGTACGAAGTGCATAGGCGACGAACAAGCATATCACCGCGCTTAGCCCACTTATCAACTATTATATCAATATCACGCTTAGGGATCGTCTTTGAAAAGCAGCGAGCCACCGTCTCCGAAACCTGCTCGATATCCTGTGATGTTATGTAGGGCGAGTTCTTCGTGGCATTAACAAGGCTTCCTGGAGCTAGAAGGTCCTGCTTCAAGCAGCAGAATTTACCAAGAAGGTTCTGTAGTTCGAGAAGATCATCAGCGCCAACCTCCGTGGATGACTTCTTATTTAAAAACATATCATAGAGCTTAGTTGCCTCCAGGCTTTTATCACCACATGTAAGATTCGATGTACCATTTACAGGGCCCGCAAAACCCTCCTCTAGAAAAGGCTTTGGCCGTGTATTTGCACCAGTCCATAATTGATATGATATAACCGCTACCGTTATGGCAATTACAGCTGAAAAGAATATATATGATATATCAGCACCCAAGGTTATTCTACGAAGTTCGACCATACTCTAAAGTGTTATGTCAAAATTAACTTTGAAACCCTATTTGCGATCAGCCTTTCTCGTCGATTTAACAAGAGTCTGGCGTTTTACTCGTAGTGTTCTTCTTCGCTTTAGGGCGGACGAGACGGTTTGAGTCACTGGAGGAACTTCAGGGACTTGAGGAGGAGCTTCAGATGGAAGAGGGGCTTCAGGAGCTTCAGGTGGAGGAGCTACTGCCTGCTCTTGAACCGGCTCGGCTGGTTCCGTCTTACGAGCATGCTTCTCAAGAATTAATTGCATAATTGTAAAAATACGCTGCGAAGAAAATGAATCAGCAGACTCTTCTGCTCCGGGATAAATCTTATACTCCTCTCGCCCTTCTAGCCATCGTTCCAAAATCTCCGTTATTGTTTCATCCAAAAAAGTTGAAAGTTTATCCTGTTCATCCTCACTATCCTCTTGAATCGCCAGATCGAGTTTATCAACAATAAACAGGAAATATGCATTGAGCTCTTCAAGAATATCGATTCTATCCCCAACATTTGACGGATTTAGCCAAACGATTGCAAATTCCTTGAGGCCATCTGGTGCAAATTCCCGTACAAGGTCAATATGATTGTCCCATAGGTAATCATGCATAGAAGCATTCGTATCAGGCGACATTAAATAGTGAATCGCCCATCTACGAAAAGACCATATCAGTGTCTGAAAGATGAGAAGCGACCACGGATCAGTTCTCACACGCTGTAACATTTTTGTTAAAGACTCTTCTAGAGTTTTTAACAAATCGTTTAGAGATTCATTCGTCTCCATCTATTGAGATAGAGTACTTGGGCTTAAAATAGCTAAACGCGACCCTTCAACTTATATCTGTCCTGCTTCGTCGCATTATTAAAAAGACGAGAAGATAGGTCAATATTAAGCTCATCATTCCTCTCGCGACAATCATACTCTTTTACATTTAGTAGCACCTTTGGAAAGGAGGCCTCAGAGAGAACACGAGAATTAACATTGCGAATGCGCGGTGCCATGACCCGTGAGTTATACATGTCACCTCCCTTATCTGGCTCATATTGATCGGCATCACATGTACCAAGTGGGCGATCAAGACGGCGAAGAGCCGACTCGCTATCAACAGCAGCGAGGTAACGATTCGCTGGGCCACGAACACCATCGCCTCCACTTGATGATAGAACGACTCCAGAAGGCACATTTGGCCCGGGTCCGTTCTCACCACTTGTCACATACTCAAGACAAATCTTGGCCCACGGGCGAGGATCAAGAGCCTGCGGAACATACTCCGTCGGGAGAGTTCTTTGTATGATTGCCGTCGGATCCCAGTGCGTTTTAAGACAGACCGGTGGAAAAAAGTTAGCCGGCCCCTCTGATACAATATGCGAAGGGCTCACAAGAGATCCCCGCTCTGTAGGATAGTTTTGGAGACCATTCACCTGCATTTCTTATTTAGTGGGGGCAATTAAAACGGGCTTATCTTGCTTAGTCTGAACCAAACTCTCTGTGATCTGTAAGACTGCATTCCATTCACAATCTGCATTATTCACAATTGTTCCATCGACCTGTACCAGCTGGAAAGTAAACTTATCTAGTTTTGAAAGTGGATTCGGAAAAGATATTGGATTGGAAATAACAGTCTGCGCGTAACTTCCAAAGTTCGCCAGTAAAATTTTCCCAAAAAAGGCCTTTGTCATTCCAGATGGCTCCTGCGAAACAGAAAGGTTCTCGCGCCCTGAAGTATCCATGCGATTCATATCGAATTCAGGATTTATGACAATATTCAAAAAATCGTCTAGAATCTTATAGAATGAGGTACCCTTCTGAACCGTGTCATAGGGTGTATCTACCTTATCGAACCCTAGATTCCAGCCGAGACCCCACTGATCTATGAGATAGGCGTAGTTTGCCGTGAGAGAACTTCTCCATAGGATAGAAAATCTCAAGGCATCAGTATATCTCAAGCGATTCTGTGCGTAGGGTGGTATAATGTACTGTAAATCCGTCTTCACAAAGTTAATAACACTTGTATTAATACCTGCTTGAATCGTACTTGTTAATACAGTCTGCGTTGAATACTGATTATAAAGTACTCGCATTCGTCCGTAATAATCCGCGAATCCTGTAACGCTCGATATATTTGATCCAGCATATCCCTGGATTACGCCAGCACCAAAAGTTTTTCCATTTGAATCAATTACGAAGTTAGAATCAAAGGATAGGATCGAGTTCTGGTATCGCTTATCCCAATAATAGGTATACAAATAGTTATTTGTTGTAGATACATATTTAGCAGTACTGATCTCTCCAGAAAGGTCCATTGGTGTAACATATCCAAAGGTATACTTATTTGGAGCACTTATGCGTAACATTACCTGTGACTTTTCAGTCGGCGAATAGTTCCGTATACTCATATAATAGTAATCAGAGCTGGCCCGATTATCCTTGATTGGTATAGCATAATCATAGGCATTAAAATAGAATCCAGAATATCCAAAATCACCTGCATTGAAATTGGACGGCGATTCGAGACCCCATTTTCTACTTGTATCCGCCGTTAGATTATGAGAGTTATCATAAACAGCAACCGCAGTATGAGGATACTCTGGATAGGTAAGTCCAGTAAGATTCTTGAAGTTATCAAAATTCTTTGCAATCTGGTGAAATACTATACGATGAACTGGATAAAACACTTGCCACATCGGTGCAACAGACTTCGGAGCATCGACCTTATCGAAGCGATTACCATATAGAGTATTTCCAACAAGAGCCCATGAGGCACCATTTGCTCCAGAATAGAGGCTCGTAGGAGTAGAAACGAAATTGTATTCTGATGGTGTAAGGGTTGGCACAGTTGAACCGGCTGTAAAAGTTGGCTCATAGAATTGCGTGGGCGAATAGTCACTTAACATAAATATATGATCCTTTGCAACATCGCGAACTACTATTGGAGTTCTAAATGTTGATGGTGTAAATGAGGTGAGTGAATAATCAATATAACTAGCGTATGATGGTGTAGCGCCTGTATAAGCAGTATACAGAACAGTAAAATTGCCTGCTGGGGGATACTGATAAAGAATGTTCGGATTTACTTTTACAATATCATTTATTCCATTTGCCCTCTTAGGAAAAACCCAGAATTGACCATACTTTTCCTTTGGCGACTGTCCTATATCAAAATACTGAATTGTCGGATCGGCACCCTGTATTGTTAGATATGAAAGGGTCGAGGCGCCCTGGTACGGTCTCGACACTACTGCAGGACTGCCTGCGGCAATATTCTTAATTGAAAATGTATATCCACCCATATTATTGTATAGGGCCTTGTAAAGTTGGAAGGTAGACTGGAAATCAACTGGAGCCGGCTCAGAAAAGGTGGCCTGAATTGCTCCTGTAAGAGGATCCATCGTACGAGTGTATAAAAAGGTTGATGCATTTGCATTAGATAATCCAAAAAAGGCAACATTAGATTCATTTGCTGCTGCGCCAAGATAGTTAATATTAGAGGAAATGGGGAAGATCTGATCAAGAGTGAATTCATATCTCTCAATCAAAGACCGCGTTGATACTCCAGTATCATATGAAAACATACGATAGACTGAATCCTTTAATAAAATAAAGCCAGAGCAATCTGCTACAATCTGAGACGGATTATAAGTAAAGGTACCCAAGGAATTATAGGGTGTTGTAATCGTGTTAATTGGATAAGAGTTTGCATTAAATATAAGAGTCGTTCCAACTGGCATAGATTGCTCGTACTGGCTCTGTGATACAGTGTAACCTGATGGCGGCCCATATATAGGATCTGCTCCTAAAATTGTACTTCCAGGAAGAAGAATTCCTTGATGGCCTGGCGGAAACTTGGGCCCCTCTGGAGATGGTGCAGATGCAGCAACCTTAACCTGCGAGTATTTCGGATATGGTACCGCCGATCCAACGAGGCCATAGTAGTAAATTGGATTTGAAAGACCATCAAAAGGTACTGCAATATAATATGCATTTATATCAAAGTTATATTCATAGGCACTCTGCGAATAGCCATATAGATACGAATTTGAACCTGTCTGATAATTACTATCTCTCGCGAAGTTATAGAAGGTGCCGCCAACTAAATCATATCCGAAATTCAGATTTGAACTATTATATGTAATAGAGGACTGGAAGTTTAGAACAGCTATAGATGAAGTTAGTACGAAGTTTCCAATTGGCTGATTTGATGTAAGTGAGGCAGGGAAGAGGCCAATATATTTTATCTTAAGATTTGGGTCAATGGTAGAGTCATTTGTTATAAAAATACTCTTAAACATGAACTTATCAATGTCCCAGAGGCCCTGATCTGGAACAAAGCCGATTCCCATGACACCCTCATTCGTATTTAAGAGATTTGATGTGCCAAGATAGAGATTACCAGTTACATCAAAGCGATTAAGGTATCTATATCCAGTTATTGTCGAGTTTACAGGGTAAGTCGCACTGTAGGGTGGGATACTCGTATAGGCAATCGAGTTTGAATCAAACGGTAGCTGATTTTCACCAGGCGGTATGAAGGTGTTGCCATACCAATGAACTATGCTCGCCTGTCGATTTGGTATGGCAACCGGCGTATAAACTCCAGTACCATAGGGCTGTAGAATTGCGTTTGTTGCTGTACTATAGAGATAGACCTGTAGATTAGGATCATAGGGACTCTTCGCTTGGAACACATACCCTGTTGTTGGGTCAATGCGTAAGAGGGCATTTGGAACTGTATTGCTCTGTGCCACATTCGAAATGAAACCAACATAGTTTGTCAAATCGGTGGAAACATCATTTCTGTCATAGCCCATTAGCGGCTGTACGAAGGTTAGAGAGCTTGAGGCTGGATCCACCGAATATGGTGCATATAATGTACTGCCTATAGGGAGTTTGATAAAAGCCGGATCCGCATTCTGGGCTACATTATAGTTTGTCAAATTTGATAGGGGTTCTGCAGTTGGATTGAATCCCACTAGAGAGTTCGTTAAAGCTGTAAAGTTGGATCCAGACGGGAAACTCGGGACAACTCTGTAGTTTTCAGTAGCGAACGAGAGACTTTGTGATCTTGCTAAGATGTAATAGTGTTTATTTGCATAGGCAGTAAAGTTAATTGTAAGCGTACTTGTTGTTTGATATGAACTTACTGCCTGTAAGTAGTTCAATGGGTTTTCATTACGATTGCCTGAGATATCTGCCATGAAGGCTCCGCGGTCCTGATAGAGAAACATGACAAGATCTGATGCAAAATAGCCAGAGAGATCGGCGTGTGCCAAGGTTACATTAAAGGGATAATTATAGGCTGGCGCATTACAGGTTAGATACTGGGGAGGGTACGGTGTATAGAACTCAAAGAAATTTCGAGATTCCAAAATAGATAATGTTTTTGTATTACTCCCCCAATATGCAATAGATGAGGCATATGATACACCAAATGCGTTACTTGTATTTGGAACAGTAAATCCTGGAATCTTAGTAATATTGGATGTATGGAAATCATTTGATGATACATCCATGTTTACATTTCCAGAGTTCTGAACGAAACAATAGCTATTATCAAAAATGATCTGATGACTCAAATCATAGGCCTGTTGATTATAGAGAGGATATCTATATTTTGTTGGACGGGGGAGAGTCTCAACCTTCAGAGTCTGGCGAACAGGACTCTTGAAACGAAGGACAGTATACTTGGCCGGCTCAATTGGAACCATAAGGTCTGCATATTGCAATCGTTTATTTGTATAGAGATTGCCAATTGTGCCCGTATTTGGGTTTGCTGGATCTAGAACATTTGACATGACCAACTGGTTTATATAGTCCTGATCGTCAAGATCGAGATTCCATGTATTTAAGTTAATGACACCAGCCCCAGATTCGCTCGGCAGTGCAGGTGTCATATGTGCTATAGTTGTAGATAGACCCGTCATGCGATTCCAATAATAGGGCGGCGCCACTCTGAATTTTTGCAAAATATCCTTCGTAACTTCCTGCACGGTTGTAGTGTTGTTTAGAGTATCATTTAAGTTATAACTAACACCTACTGCGTTGAATGCATCACGAATCGGTAGAGTGAGATATGGATTTGCTAGATAGTCAATGCTAAAGGTATTATAGGCAACACCAAAATACTTGGCAATGTATTCCTGGTAGAAACTAAGCATGTCATTTATAACTGCAAATAAAAGTGTGTTCTGAGAAATATATGTATTGTATTGTGTCGAAGTAATACCATAGAGGTTTAACTGTTCTGATGTGAATTGCGACTGTTTATAATTAATAAGATTTACCAAACTTGTATTAAGTGAGGGGCTCTGAAAGATTGTACGATTTGACTGTGTTTGATAAAGAGCCACATACTTATTGATTAATGTATTGCGAAATGTGTGCTGTAGGCGGTAGGCATCGAGATTTCCAATATTATTATTAATAACCTCAAGAATAACTGCATCAAAAAGTCCCTGGTAGGTGTGAACTATACGCGACTGGACGGTTTCGCCATATTCAAGAACGCTTGTTGTTAAAGTATAATTCATAGCGGATGAATTATAGTTGTTATCGAGTACAATTTCTTTCAGAACAGGATAGTAATAGGCAATCTTTATGTTATCAATCGTGTATTTTGCAAGATTTGCATACTGTTGATCGAAATACTTTGAAATAATAAGGAACATCGTGGGACTCGCAATAAATGAATCCAGTACGGAATCATAGTAGTAGTCTCCAGGAAAGTTGAAGTTGAGAGATGTATCACCTGTTACTGCAAATTTCTTCGCAAAATCATTAAATCCACCAGGGTAATCATAGAACAGTGGAGTAATATTCAGTTGAATATTCAGTTCTGCAATAAGACCATTAATATCATAGGTTCCATTACGAAGATTATTCACTATAATTTGATTTATTGTAGTATCCCCTGATACTATAGTGCGTCCAAATTCATGTATTGAAATTGCCGTATTATATTTATCGGGTCTGAAATAGAAAAAGGAGGAGAGTAGTTTAAATTGAAGAATTGAGAATCCCGTAATTTGCGAATAGGTCCGGGGTAGTTTTAATGTAAGGTTTGTAGGCTGCGGATACGCCGTTCTGTCTCTGTCATGACTATCAATCATGATAACACTTACAATTGAATTCTGTGAACTTTCTAGTACATTTCCTGAAGGATCCGCTGGAATCTGAGTATTTTTATAGGTAGGATAGCCGCCTGAATTATCTAGGAATCCAAATGTAGGATCTGGCTTATTCACCTTTGTTTTTAGACTCGGGTCCAGAGATGTATTTGCAGCAAGCCCTCTTGAAAGCGCACTTAAATCCTGGAAGTTCTCCATAGAATCATCTGAACTCGACAGATCTGAAGTATGCGTTGAACCAGAGTCATCAGAATCTGATTCTGAATCTGATTCTGAAATATATGGTTTATATATTGGTTTTTGCATTCCAGATTCCTTCTACAAAAGAGCAAAGTTATCTTAGGTGCTTCAATTCACCCGAAATTGTCGATACCTTTTGAATTAATCGCTGTGTAGCCCCCAGATGTGCGAATTTCAATTGCCCCCTGTCAACTGTTTGCAGGGTTGAAAGACCTAAATACTCTGGTTCAACTGTGTTTATCATTTTGGGGAAGAGGGCTTCTACTTCGGTTGTTAAAACACCAACTTGGTGCCGATCCAAGGGCTGAAAAGTTGATAGATATTGCGGATTAAATCCATAATGGCGCAGTGGCAGTTTATGAATACTCTCATAGAGATCATTGATATTTGCATAATCAATATCGGATTTCAGATTCGAATCTGATGCATTATAGAGTGATCCAGAATATGTTACATTTCTTGTTTGAAGGTCATTAAAACGATTATTGATCGAAATTCCATATAATCGGTTCGGCCATACCATATATGACTTATTCATTGAGACCGTATAGTTTGAATCGATATAGCTCTGACTGTTTGTCGACAAGGCATTTAGTGACATTGAAACCTCACTTGTCTGAATACCACTATTGAAACTTGTATGGTAGAACTGTAGATATGTGATCGATGATAAGTTATAGGCATCATTACGTATTACAGTACTAAGTGTCGAATTACCTGTTGAAAAGTTCGTATAAAAGTAGCTTTCTCCAGTGCCGCGCTGTGTGCGAATATTGAGATTAATAACATCCGTGTTTGTTGTTGGTATAAAACTCGATATATTAAAACGGATGCCGCATGTACTCGGTTGTGGTTGAAATCCTGATATAATATAATTCGTGCTGAAGAGTTTTGTAGAATTTATAAGAAAATCTGCGTATAACACGCTGGAGGTCGATGATAAATTTCCGCTAATTGGTATATTAAATTGCCAGTTACCAATATTTAATCCGCCTGAACTGGCCGGCATGGAATAATTCACATACTGAAGATCATCGCGGGCGGGACGAATTGAGGTTAAATAGGAAACTGAATCTGGCACTGGCTGAGTTTCTACCATTTGAAAGAGTGGTTGAAATTGGATTCCATCAATGCGGCATCCTGGGTTACGGAAGGAACTGCTAACATAGAGGGGATTTCCAACGGCTCTCGCAATTGTTCGAACTGCCACCGAATTTACATAATAGATAATAAGTGATCCCGTGAATTTTATAGAGAAGATATCCGTAATACGAAAGCTGCCGAGGGAGGCCATCTGTGCGCCTAGTTCGTAGATAAAGACTGTCGAGGTTGTCGTTAAATAGAAACCATAGTTGATTGATGTATAACTATTTGTCGTGCGAGGAGCCTCAGACAATCCAATTATAACAGCGGCCTTCGTTTGACGAGGTGTAAAAGTAAACAGGGCATTTGAGGTGTATCCATCCAGGGAAGATGCGCGCGAATCCCAGGCTATTGCTGAGTTCAGAGGCTTTTCTATGGCTGAGGGGCTCATTAAGAGGGTCCCTGAAAGATCCCAGCGAATTAGAGAGGGCTCATTTATATTTGTTACGGTGTTTGGTAGAATCGATCTAGAGGCGAGCGCGACTCCTCCAATTGCAGATCCGCGCGCGAACCAGTTCACGCCGTCCATCGAATACGCAAGAGTGTTCGCCCCAGATCCTGTCGCAAACCACACAGAACCATTATAGGCTACCGAGGTTCCAGCAGTAAAGATGCTCGTTCCAAGGCCAATCCAACTTATACCGTCATATGAAAAGGCAATCGAGTTTGTGCCAGAACCGACGGCAACCCACATATTTTGACCCGCAGCAACACCAGAACAGGTCGTTGTGAATATGGAATTGCCGAGACCATACCAGAGAGCACCGTCATACGAATATGCTAGAGTGGCGGCCAAGTAATCTCCACCTGCTATCCAGAATTCACCATTATTTGCTACGGCCCGCCCTGTAGTAAAAAGTGTAGTCGACTGTGCATTCCAAGATGTACCGTTTATTGATAAAAGGATTCCTGATCCGAGAGTTGCCCCAACGGCAACCCATACATTCTCCGCCCAGGCAATTCCATATGCGGATGTACTGAAAAAATTGCCCGTCGAGTAGTTTATCTCCGTCCAGCTTATTCCATTCGTTGAAGAAGCACTCGTGTATCCTGCAGCACCGGTTCCACAGGCGATCCACCCATTTAGACCCCAGGCAACTGAATAAACAGCTGTCATATTTGGAAGAGTAACACCCACCCAGCTGGTGCCATTTGTTGAATAGGCGAGCTGATAGGTGCCCGTGCCACCTGCTACCCAGATAGAGCCATTCCAGGCGATGCAATATATATTAGAAGTAAAGGGGTTTGTAAGTGTGGTCCATGTTATTCCGTCTGTTGTAAGAGACATTACATTCGTATTTCCACAGGCAATCACTGGTACGAAACTCGGGGCCGACACCGGTACTCCGCGAGGAAGTTGCTCGCGGGCTGCCACGCTAAGGCCAGTCGCGAAAATAGTTGAAACTGTTCTCCCAGCCCAGTTCAGGCCATCTGTAGAATAGGCAAGAGCATTTGTTAGGGCGGTTCCTGTTACGACCCAGTTTGAAGATGCATATGATATACCTCTAACACTTGATAGGATCGTTGATACATTTGCGGTAGACCAACTGATACCATCGACTGAAGTAGCAATCTGTGGGCCACCGCCCGCCAGCCACTGAGAACCATTCCAGGCCACTGCATTGGCCGTTCTAAATATGTTTGAGCCGAGGCCGGTCCAAGAGCTACCGTTTAGTGAGTAGGCGAGCGTGTTCGAGCCGGCTCCCGTGGCAATCCACTTATTACTTCCCCAGGCAACTGCAGTACCCGCCGTAAAAATAGTCGATCCGATGCCATTCCAGTTCGACCCGTCGCCAGAGTAGGCCAGAGTGTTTGAACCGAGGCCGGTAGCGAGCCACTGTGTGCCATTCCAGGCAACCGAATAGCCCGCCGTGAAAATAGTGGATCCGACTCCAGTCCAGTTCACTCCATCCTTCGAATAGGCAAGAGTATTCGTACCTTCTCCAGCTCCCACCCAGATGGAACCGTTCCAAGCGACAGAACGACCTCTGATCGTGAAAATATTCTTACCGAGAGAATACCACAGTGAACCATTATAGGAGTAGGCTAGAGAGGTTGCCGACCCTTCACCCGCTCCTATCCACCTATCAGAGCCGCGCGCTAGACCAATGCAAGATGATGTAAGCGGAGTGAATTTCAAGGGCACCCACGACAGTCCCCCATCAGAACTATAGGATATAGTCGTAGTGGTACCTATTCCGCCTGCCAAGACGATATTTCTGGCGATCGTAGTCGATGCTGGCGCATATGTAGTAGGACCGATAAGATAATACTGATAGGTTGATGTAATAGGGTTTGCATTGACTGGAAAGTTACTGAGAGAGGCTGTCTGAATGGCCTGAATGGGGCTCGCACTAAATGATAAAATTGTACTTGTAATTCCATTATTTACCATTCGTATTCCACCGGCCCCTGCAGATGAACCACTATTTATATAGGTGTACTGCATTGTTAAATAACGAACCGCAAAACTGGAGGTATTCTGTAAATAGATATTCACTGTGCGATCGACGGCTGCCTTAATTCTAAGAGGATTGTATGGTATACCTATACCTGTTATAAATTCATAGCTAGTATTTGATGTAAATCCTGAGACCGTCGAGGTTGTCATATATGGAGCATTTGTAAAGAATGTACTGTACTCATATGGTATACCAAAGGTGATATTATTAGTGTAAAGTGTACTAGCACTTGTTGATACCACTACATTAGCAGTACTAACGCTAATATTCTGTGTTTCGACCGAGGGTACTATAAGATTAATGGAACTGTTTCCTGCCATATAGCTAAGACCATAAAGACTTGATGTCATTGTAGTACTCATTACAGAATTACTCGTATAGAGGCGCCCCTGTCGATTATTAAAGATAGAATAAGGTACTGAAAAGGAGCTCATTTCATTTGCAATGAAGGCACTCGAAACGAAAAATGTACTAAGACTGAGTCCACTCACTGCTAGAGCCGAGTTACCATAGACTAGACTGCTTGTTAGAGTAGCATTTGTAGAGCATGTATCTGCAATTACATTATCTACAGTCATGGTCTGTGCGAAATTTGCAGTATTATTAAAGAAACCCGTAGAGACATTGACATTTCCTGTGGCAATTATTGGAATCGTCTGAGACTGATTGGGACCATATATAGTTGTATTTGATAGACTCATGTTTGATGTGTATAGAGTAGAGATGGCTAGAGATCCGTTTTCATTATAGATTGTTGCATTATTTAAATACATCTGTGTAACCTTTGGTCCATTAAATGAACTTGTAATGTTTATTACTGCAGTGTTATTATAAACTGTTTTAATATCGCTTACATGTACTGTTGGATTATTTTGAGAAATCTCAATTATGCCTTGCTGAATTTCAACGACAGGTGTTGTGACATCAGTGTAGGTTGGAGAGACGACTGCGATATCTGGGCGATTTCTAATATAGGCATTTCCTGAGAAGACAAATTCGTTCGTCTGTAATTGCGAACCGTATTCTGAGATCGTTCTAAGGGTTGATACATACATGTTATTTTGGACTCTAGCAAAGGATGAAATGCTAACCTGCCCCCCTGTCGAAACTGTATTTTCAGCATAAAAACGATAATTAGTTGATAATTCATTTTTTATTGTAAATTTACCACCAGTATTTGTGGAAAAAAGTAGAGACCCGTAAATTGCGGCATCTGTCTGAACTTTAACAGAACCTAGAATTGTCTTATCTCCATCGACGAGTACCGTTCCTGGCATGTAAATTGAACTTTGAACTACGGTGGAGCCTGTAATATATAGGGATCCATCTTGGTAATATGTGTCGGAATGTAGAATAAATGAATTAACAGATATCTTATTTGCAAATATCGGAGCTGTCGATTCAAGTGTACTGAAAACCTGTGAATTGATTCCTAGATAGGATCCAGTCGATGAAACTGAAATCTTAATATAGCCAGTCTGTATTACATTCAATG